CAAGTTACGAGGATACAAATCTGTATCGTTCGCTAGCTCTAATGAGCGACCTTCTGATAATAACATTTCATAGGTCCTTGAGATTACACTCTTAGCGGATCATAGGGAATCGAACAAGTAAAGACGGTGAAGATCCTTTTTAATTGATCTTAACTGATTTCACTTACGAATAATCCTATGAACCAGAATAAGTTTGTAAATATTGGCATTAGAGGCTGACCAAGATCGATCCTTAATTGGAATCCAATCTTTGTTAAACACCTCTCCCTGCAATAATTTACGAACTACGGGCTCTAACTCATTAGTCATTCAACTGATATTTCTACCAAAGAATGCTAAGGGTTTATCCCGTTTCGTTACCATAGATAATACGTCTTGGAGACGAATCGAACCTTTATGATAGAGTTGCGTAACATACGCAACCAAAGGGTACTTCAAAGAGAAACCCCTATCATTATTTAAAAGAGAACCTAACTTAAACAACTTAAATAAGTTTTTACCTCATTTATTTTGAATAAGTCTGGTCGTGACTGCTAACCGTCCAAAGAAATTATTAGACATTAATAATTCTTTGAAGGGAAGAGCAGAAACATCAACTCCTTTAAATCCGGTCCTTTTCGCAAATTCGACAACAGGTTTAGTTGCTATAACCGATTTACTTAAATTAATTTCAACACCTAGGTGTTTACATAAAAGTAAGTAACGATCTGCAACCTCCTTGTCGAACAAAACGATATCATCTCCCAAAACTACATACTGATCATATCAGGAACCGTAGGTTACTTTGTCGAGAGCTAATGCTATATACTGTACCATCATATGATGGACTAAGTTAAGCATAGCTCAAGACGATAAAGCTCCCATGGGTTGACCAACAGAGTACCGAATAGGACCCTGAGGGACCCCATAATTGTTATTTGGTATAAGATAATCTCTATCTACTAATAGTTTTCTTCATTTCTCCCCAAAATCATTACCATACAAACCTGTAAGTAATGAAGCTTGAGAAGAAACTGGAAGCCTATCGGTAGCAGAAGACAAATCAAAACCAAAACTTTGCCCATGTTTCAGAGATAGATCCAGTGCTAACTGGAAACCCTTTCTCTGATCATGAGTACAATCGTTAGGGATTCTTTCAAAGAGAGAGAATAACTGGTCATGAATAGGTTTAAGCAATGATTGAGTTAAAACATCAACCATCGCAAAAATTCTTAATTTTCCAGCCGCCTCTTCCTTAAAAGAAAGTTTTCCCACATAAGGATCACAATCGGAAACATCTATACTCAATAAATTAGAGATATAGGTCAGATTCGATATCAGGTCCTTCCAAAATTTCTGTGAATCATAAGAAAATAGATTTACTAACTCTTTAATATTTGATATTAAACCAAGTTTAACCAAAATATTAAAAGAGACAAGTAAACGACTATAACTTTTTGATCCTTGAGGAGAAGATTTCATTATGGGTAAAACCATAGTGGAATCCAAACCTCCAGATTCAAACTTGAAAAATTTGTTAATAATTGGTTTCGAAGAATTCGATAACCATCTATTAAATTCGTCAAGATGAATCTGGGATCCCCCAAAAGAGTCAGTGATAGTATTAAGTTTCGGTTTGAAGGGAGCCTTTATTATTCTATAAATAGAAAATAAAGACAACCAAAAGCGAATAACCTTAAAACTACCATTGCATATCGAGGCTCTATCTTGTAAATTAATACAAGATGGAAGTCCCGA